GTTGTCAATCGGGTCAATGTAGATTTCTTGATCAAACGAATCCTCAGACACATAGTCTGTGCGAACACGCATGAAGCCCCAACCCATGCGAACAGCGTATTCAAATGCGTTGTCATAAGCATGGTCAGCGTTGGAGTTGACCTCAATGTGGCGAATAATGCCCTGAATGGTCTGTGCGTCCACCATGTCATCATGGGTGTTTGTCGCATGAACTTTGATTCGGGGACGCTGTTGGCGCTGTTGATTGGCAACTTGGCGGCAATAGTTGTCCACCTTGTTCACCGTAATGACAGGGCGTGATTCCAAATTGCGTGAGTTTTGCAGTTCAACAGGCCATTGATCACCGCCACCGAATTTCAAATCCTCAAGCGCTTCTTGACGATTCATTGTGTCTGCATCGTTTGCAAACTTTAGGAAGTCAATTGCTTCTTGAATTCGTGAGTCGTAATCATCAGCCATGATGTTGCCCTAAGTGATTTGGAGCCATTTTAACTCATCCATGAGTGTTGGCTACCATAATTTGCGTTGGGTCTGGGCTTTCTGGCTTGTCTAGGCTCATTGACCATCAGACCAATATACCTAAACGCATCAGCGCCATGTGAATAATTGTCGTGCAAAGGCGTTTTGCTGAATTGCTTAGTGTCTGGGTCAACATCGTAACGGTAATGCCTAAGACATTGCAAGCCTTCGTGACAGTTTTCCCTGTCAAACCACATATTTGTAAACAATGTTCTGGCCGCATTGATTGAGTCCATGATAGGCGTTCTAGGGATTATCTTGGTCTTATAACCCGCACCCCTTACAATTTCCTCAATGCTTCTGCCGTTTGCCGCAAGCGTCTTGTTCTCAGCATCATGCGGTAGCCAAAGGGTGTCGTACATATACCCAAAGGTCTGCATCTTGGCTAGGTAGTCGCTCATGGTCTGCTGATTGCCCTCAATGTAGCGAATCAACCGGGTTTCCATGCCTACAAACTGTAAGAACCAGATTGCCGTAGCATCAGACCAGCCAAGGTCAAAAATAGCATGAACGGGCTTTGTGGCATCGTAGTTAACCTTTGTGATGCGCCCATCTAACTCAGCCAGTTGCATTTCTCTAGCAAAGATAGCCCCATCTACAGTCTGGCGGCATAAACCTTCCCAGACCACGTTATAAGCCTGTGGATCACGGTGTTTAAGCGCATCCTTTTCCAGTTTCAGCGTTTCGGGAAACCAAGGGTTATCAGACCAGTTGACCTTTTGAACGATGCAATCTTCTGGCGGGTTTTGCACAAACCGTTGATAAGTTTCGTCTGTCTCTAACTCAGGGTTAAAGGTTATCCAGATTTCAGACTTTTCCTTACGAATGGTAGGGATCAGCACGTTCCATGACATACGGCTGGTTGTTTGGGCTTCCTCAACCCAACACACATCAACACCCTCATAAGACTTGACGTTGGCCACATTGTTCTTTAAACCCACAAAGCTGAACTCTGAGCCGTTCTTGCCCCTGATGTTGGTTTGTGTGATTTCGTAGAAGCCAAGCAAGCCTAAAGCCTCAATCTGGTCACACAGTAGCTTGTGAACTGAGTCTTTGATTGAAGTCTGGAATTCACGGGCGCAAAGCACTCTTAACGGGGCTTGAGCGCCTTTAATGAGCAAAGCCCTAGCAACCCCCCATGACTTAGCGCCACCGCGTCCACCGTAAAGAACTTTGTAACGTGATGGCTTAAACAGGCACTCTAGCTTGAGTGGGAACTCAGCCTTTGCAATTGCTTGGGTTACTTCACTCACTTGGCTTCACAAATGAAACTTGAATGCCAGCCAACAAGGGCGCACCATCAGCGCCTGTAATTTCTTGTTTCACTTGCTCACGATATTTTTTAGGGAATCTTGCCGCCATAGACCGTGACCAAATAGAAGCGTTTATCTTGTCGCTCTCTTTGTTCTCAATCATGTGAGTTTGGGCTATATCTTCCCACCATTGCAGTTCAAACTCTTTTGCCATATCCAAGGCGTGTAAAAATTCTTCGTGCTGATCACGCCAGTTGTATAAAGTTTTAGTTCCTACACCCAAAATAGCACCAATTGCCTCAACGCTTTTACCGATCTTGCCCAATGCAACCACTTCCTCACAATATTTGGGATCGTAGAGGGTAGGGCGACCAACAGGGCGTTTTTCGGTTGTTTCAGTCATTGATAGGTTTTGCGTTGCGTTCTAGGATTGTCATGTGGTTTGGGTCAAACACAACAAAGTTTTTAGTGCCTACGTTTTTGTAAGCAGTTTCAAATCCTTCAGCTTTCTTTTCAGCGGCATACTTGTCCGCTTGCTCTTTTGTAAGAAATTGGTTTGAAGCGTATGGCTTGCCTTTTACGGCTATGGACACTTCATGGGGTGAAAAGCGGCTTCTTTCGTCCAAATACTTAACGCCACGAATCCCTGCATCTTGCATAACTTTGCGCCCAGCTTCGTCTTTACCCACTTTAGCCAATAAATCGCCACCAAGGTCATTTAGGTCTAAACCTAATGATTTGGCTAAGTTACGCACAACAACGGGTTGATCTTTAATTGGCGCATCCCAATCAAGCATTCTGCGGATATGTGTATCAGGCAAATCCACCTTATACATATTCCCACCGCTTTTTTCTTGGTAGGTTTTAAACAATTCAGTTAGTTTGTCAATTGGCAAATCTCTAGAATCAATGTTTGCGTTTTGTAAATTTTTAGCAAGTCTTTCGGGCGGCAATTTTGCTTGTGCTTGCCGCATAAATTCACCCCTAGCACTTATGGGCAAATCTATTCCTAGTCTTTCAGTTTCGGGCTTTAAATTAAATGCCTTGCCAGCAAGTGATTCTTGATAGCCTTTAGCAACCAATGGATTTTCAGCCGTGTACATTCCAGACCCGTAAGCCTGTGCGCCTTCACCAGTTCCCAATTTGCTCATGTCAAACTTTTGGAAAATGTGGGGCGATCCATGCCATGTGGTTATCCCAATAGGGTTGTAAGCGCCAGCCATTTGTTGAGCCAGCGCCTTAGTTTTTGGGCCGTAATTTATGCCTTCTGCCTCGGTAGCCTCATAAAGCTGATCCCTTGCCGCGTTTGCCCTATCCATGCCGTAACCAGCAATCTGCTGTAGGCTTGCACCGGGGTTGCGTATGAAATCAGACCCCTTGCGTTTAGCAGAGTCAATTGCGCTATAAATGTCGGCTAGTGTTGGCATAGTGCCACTAATTTAATCGTTTTCTGTCGGTTTTTCAACAGAAAGTTGTTTTAGCCACGCTTCATTCTCAGCAATAGCGCCTGAAATGGCGTGAAAGTTAGCCAACATTTGTTCTTTTTGCTTCTCAAGGTCAGCAATTCGGGCTTTTACTTGTTCTAACATTAGCAGTTCCAGTTCTTTAATGATGCCTTGGCACGTTCTGCTGGCCCTTTGGCGTTCTTTACAACGCCTTCCATTCGGGCGCAAAAACTTGCCTTGCGTCCTTCATCCTTCTTTGTCTTAGGATTTGGCGCTGGCGGCTTTAGGTTTGAATTGTTCTTGGCGTTGTACTCAGCGCGACCCTTGGCGGTCATTCCCGCACCCTTGTCTGTCGGGTTATAGGTCTTGTCCTTGCCCGTTGTCTTGTGGGGGATGGGCTTATCGTGCTTTTTAGTCGCCATGATTATTTCTTTGCGGTTTTAGCAGACTGTTTGAATGCCGCGGCTGTGGGTGCGCCCTTTGTGCCGGGCGTTCTCATACGCTCAACGGGTTTGCCCTCTGCTTTTTGTTGCTTGATACGCTCTTGTTTAGCGTGAATATTTGCATAAAGACCGGGTTTAGTAGCCATGATTAGTCCTCCATTACAAAACAAACATCTTGCCAACTCATTTTGAGTAAGCGCTCATCATTGTGCTTGATTTCCTCAAACTTTAGGTATTCGTCTTTATAGTCTTTATGGAATGTACCAAAAGCAATCTTGTCACCAATGTTCAAACCCTCGGCATGGGCTTCTGGGCCTACCGCCATGACCGTTCCGCGGCTCTCAGCTTCTGCTGATTGGAAGTAAATTGTGCTTTGAATGCGTTGTTCAGGACGCACCAAAATCTTTTCTTTGAGTGGGTGCAA